CCTCCACCGCCTCCACCGCCTCCACCACCGCCGCCTCCAGCGGCTGCTGATGCGGCTGCGCCTGCGGCTCCTGTACCCATGCCGCCTATACCTGATCCACCGCCACTACTACCACCGCCACTGCTGCCCCCACCACCGCCAAGTCCACCCATACCACTACCTGTGGCTGCTGCTGTGGCGGCAACTCCTGCTGCGCCACTTCCCATGCCTGCCAAGCCACCGCCAGTAGTGCCGGCAGTAGTGCCGACATTACCGCCAACAGCATTACCAATTGCAAGACCAGCCGTAGTAGTGGCATTAGCCACTTGACCAACATTACCTTTGCTGGCTATGCCTGCCATTGGACTTCCGCTGGTGGAGCTGACACCTCCGCTTGTTGTTGTACCAACAGGACTAATACCAAGTACATTCATCAATAATTGAACAGGCAAAGGTGTCAAAAAGTTAATAAGATTCGGCACTTCCATGGCTTTTACTGCGGCTTGCTCGCCAGGTGTCAACTGAGCAAACGCCGCTTGTGCGGCGGCTTGCTGTGCCGCCATTGATGCCTGTGCAGTAGCACCACCACCAATCCTCTGATTTATGGCCTCGTTAAAGCTATTGATTGCGCTGCCTTGTTGAGAGGTTAAATCGTAAAGCGCAGGGTTATATCCACCAGTGGCATCAAGCAAGCCTTGTGGCACTGGCTGATTAAACTGCCTCATCTGAGACATGATCTGCTGATAGCGGTTTACTGGTGACGCGTCAAGAAGACCGCCGCCAAATTGAGGTGGTGGCAGATTAGTCCAACTCTGACTCGCCAAATCTTCGTATGCCATTTACAAATCCTTGCTAAGTACAAACCACTTTGGTTTATAACCCTCATCTCTTAAAAATGTCTTTGACCAACCCTCACGGCCAGCTAAAGACACTCGCGTGCAACCCATATCTCTACCCCACGATTCGATCAAAGGTCGCATCAATCGGAGTTCATCTAGGTCGCCGCCAGCAAGAAAGAAGTGCAAATTCTTGAGTCGCGGGTAGACAATGATCTCAGTCACCACCACAGAGTCATCAGCAGGCCACAATTGAAATCTACCTGTTTTGAGTCCCTCTGCAATGTCCTCAATTCCATGAGTTCCACCAGAGTATTCTAGTGCCGCCTCAACGTGATGACGCAGCCTCTCTAAATCCTCTTCGTCTGTCAACGCTTACCCATCGCAACGACATCAAATCGATTCACACCAACGCGCCAATCTTCCAGCACTGCGCCTGTGTACTTGACTTTTACCTGACGGCCAGCAAACCGCACATCGGTTGGCTGTGACGCCGGATATGGGCCGTGAGTCGTTTCTGCTGATGTCGGATACAACCTAGACTTGAAGCTGATCTGCACCTCACCCAAAGTCTGCTCATCGGGGATCACCTGACGCACCGACATGATGTTTTCACCAACGCCAATCTCATAAGGTCCTGACTCTGCATAGACAGAGCCTGAGTCATAGTCAAAGCCAACTTCATGCTCATAAATGTAGCCGTCAGACGACACCATCAGAGGATTCAAATACACACCCCTGTCTGTGCCTGCTGTACGCGACATAGAGCCAATGTTCCAATGCAATTCGCGGTAGTTGTAGATGACATAGGAGTCAACTTCATTGCTGGCGCTGGATGGGTAGAACCACCATATCTCGCCATACTTGGAGTTATGAACCGCATACACCTTGCTGGCTTGGTTGTAGTTCAGATTCTGGAATACATAGTCAGACACATCGCAAGGCAAAGGCTTGACATAGCCGTCAAACATCCAAAAGCCTGACGTAGACATCCACATGGCGGCAGTATCTATGGCCGCCACTGCTTGCGATGAAATCAAACCGCATCCGCTTGCAGCCTTTTCAAATGAGTACACATAAGGCAGGCCAACATATGTGGCGGTGTGTACATCCACATCAGTAAACAGCAAATTGATGCCGCGCACCTTTTTGCCTGCTTTCAATGAGCCAACTGTTTGCAGCTCAAAGTCACCCGCCTGATTGGTGGCGGCAGCAGTCCATACAGTATTGTTTTCCTGATCGCACCACTTCACCGATCTAGGGTTGCTGGATGCGCCCAAAGCAAAGATAAAGCGCTCGGCTGTAGACATCACAGCCTGACATCCTGTTGGCGCGTTGGTGATCACCGCCGCCAGCGTTGGCGTTGAGAATCCCAACTGCCACTCGTAGAGCTTGCCATCGGCACTTGAGCAGCCAATCAGATACTCGCCAAAAGTGTCTAGACTCCAAGTCGTTGCCGGCGTCACAGCGCCTGTATCGGGACGCGCAACGCCATAGGCATATGAGCCATAAGGACCATAGCCATAGCCAGTCTTGGTCGCGGCATTAGCTATGCCTGCCGTGAATCCTGTTGGCGTGATGTCTTTAAGTGTTCCAGCCTCGTTCATGGCGTAGAGCTTGGAGTGCGTACCAGCAGCGATCCATCGATCTCCATCATTGTCACGCCAAGTCAATAAAGCTCGGCATGAGCCTGTCATCTGACTGGCAGAACGCTTGCGCCAGCCGCCAATGGGTCTGAGAGTGTTCTCAAACCAGCGTACCAAGTTGGCGTCAAACCATCGGCCAGCAGACTGGTATTCAGTGCCGTTGCGGTACACGCCAGGTGGGATCTTGAGAGGTATGAGTGCCATATCTGAATTATGCGGTTTCTACTGACAAATTGGACACAAAAGAAAGTGTGGCAATGACTGATGGAACTACTGGCCTAGTCGGTGAGCTGCTGGCCGCAAAATGCTCAATGCTGACACCAACATCTGATGGCCGCCACATAATCTCAATGTAGTCATTGGCCGCCAAATTTACAAAGAAGTTCAAAGCAGCGATCATGTGCGATGGGTCGCCAGCAGACTTTCTTGGAGCAAGTCCAAATCTGCTGTTTGACTTGTCAATGTTTGTGCCGTTTTTGCGAAACCACACATCAACATCTTGCGTGTCATTGGTGGTGTTCTTGAATTGGATACTGAATTGCAAGTTGTACAAACCAGCCTGAGACACATTGAGTCTTGATGAATTCGACAATGTCACACCATTGCTGAAGTCGGTGGTGTCAAAGGTGATGGCGTAGGCTGTGGTGGTGTTGGCAGCCGTCTGATCTGTGCCATCTTGAAATGCGCCATATGGGGCATTGATGTATTTGCTACCACGCGGTCCGAGAATCGCTGAAAACAGCGCCGTCAGCTTGCTGAAGTAGACATTCAAGCCGCCAAATGAAGTACCAAAGAATCCTTGGTCATAGGCAGGCGCAGGCGAGCCAAGATTTGGCTGCGCCGGTGTCGTTATCTGCTGACCAAGGTTGAGCGCCAATTAAGCCACCAAGCCGTTCAAGTAGGTAGTCTTGCCAGCAACCTTGGTGGCCGTCAATTCTTGCTTCTTGAGGTTGTTGGGGTCATAGCTGACATGAACCCATCCTGAGTCGGGGATGCCTGATGTGTAGAACTCCAAAATCAATTGGGTGTACTCTAGGTTATCCATGATCCACTGAGCCAACTCCGCGTTGGGGACGCCAGGTATCTCAATATCTGCCGCCATACCCTTGCAGTGGTCGCTGGTCTTAGACCCGCCAACCGCCGCATTGGACTCAGGGCTGCGGTAAGCAGAGTTCACCTTTACGCCCTTGCCGTAATGATCACGCACAGGCTGCAATACCTTTTCACAAAGCAGGCGCAGATTCTCTGTGGCCTCGGCATCAGGCGTATTGTCATACCCCATGCGTATAGCAGTTTCTGATTTGCACATCTCATGCAGAGAAAAATTTGCGCTTAACTGTGTCATTTCATGGTCCTCATGGTTTCGTAGGTTTGGATGCAGGCGTTGAGCTTGCGGATGGCGGTGTCTCCCTCGGCTGCGATGGCGACAAGATCGTCAGCAGTCTTTCGGTCAAGTTCGGCTGATGCTGTTCCGCTGTGATCTCCGCTGGCAGTGGCGGCATCACTGGTGGCTGATACGGCGCACTCGGGGGCTTTGACAGGAATGAACAGCCTGCGCTCGCCAGTAGCAATATCAGCACGCAACTTGTCTTCTTTAGCCTTTGCAACATTGTTCGCCTTTCGTAATGTCTGCCCATAAGTCTGCGCCACTTGCGCCATCGCCTGCTCAGTCTCCCTCGCCTTGGCGTTTAGCGCGGCGATCTCGACTTGCTGGCGCGTGTACTCGTCATGCTCACCCTTGAAGTATCCACCGCCAAATGATGACAGCACCGCCATGACGATGCCAAGAATCACCCAAGGGTTAAACAGACTCATGGTGCTGGGGGATCATTGTCGGTTGCTTCAGCCTTGGCGCTTGCATTGGCAATTGCCTTGACACCAGAGCGTCCAGCTACACCGCCAAGCACACCAGTGATGAAGACCATGATGGTGCTGATCTGCTGGGTGTACACCTTATCAATGGCCGCCATGCTGCCATTCATTGGCTGCTGGACAAATGAAACTGAGTACAGAAACATACCCATGGAGGCCAGCAGAATGGTCACCAAGACCACGATAACGAATGCCCATACTCTGACTTCAATCTCGTCAGCATTGAGGCGATTATTTGGTTTGTATCCAACTGTTGGCATTACTTCTTCTCCTCTGGTTTAACTAGCAACTCAGGACAAGTCCCAGCGGCAGTGCAGATTGGTGGCTTGCATTCTGTCTTTCCCCAATTGTTTGGGTCTTGGCACTCATATCTGTAGCGATCATCGCAGCCAGTCAGCACCACCAGCAAGACCGACAGAATCCAAATCTCATATACATTCATTTGTCCTTATCCTTTCGCTGTTGAGCCTCAATCTGCCGCCTTAACTTTTCCACTTTTTCAAGCTGCACTTTGGTGTCGTGCTTGGCCTCCAAGATGTCGATATAGAGCATACCAAGCATGGGCAACAACAATGCAACAAGAACAACCGCTGCTACCCATCCCACGATTTCTTCCCCAATTGGCCTACGAACAGAAACCACATCCACAGGTATAGGAGGAGGATCAAAGTTGCTGCGAGGTATGCTGACTTTGCTTGGAAGTCTCTTTTTGCCTCCTGCCGTTGCCATGCCTTGTACCTCTCTTTAGCCTCTTCCTTTAATCTGGCACTCTCCTGTTCTTCCTTGATGATGTCTCGCATCTCAAAGGTTTTTGAATAGATCGCACCCATCTCGGGTGGGGACTGATAGACCATGGTTTCCCTGATGGTCTTCTCCAACTCTGCCATCTGATCCAGCGCCATCACTCGTTTGAGTGCTGCCTCCATGAGGTTTGCGTCTGGGTCATAGACGTTCTTGCTTTTCTCTTCCTCTTCCCTGATGTGAGCAGCCAGCTTCTCTTGCAACTTGAAAAACTCGGTGAGCTGTGCAACCACATCAATCATCACCTGAGTCTCATTGACTGCTACATACTTTTCCTTTTTGCGCGTCTGCTGGACAGGCTGTTTGGCCGCTGGCTTTGATCCGAATAGCTTTGCCCAGAATCCTCTAACCTCGTTGGCGACACCAATAGCTTCTTCAACAGTGGACTTGACCTCCATGAATGAGGACTTGGCCTGCTTGTACAGCTCGCATCCCTCTTTGATTGCGGCAACGCAAGCGTTGGCGGCAAAGAGGATGGATATGGGGTCCACATCGTTACAGTCCCAACAGCTTCTTCACAAGATCGGCGGCAACGCCAGGCCCAAACAAGATGGCGGCAATGACGATATAGAGCTGAATCTCAATCTTCTGCATTCTGCCCTTGCCTGACTCCAGCTTATCTTCAATGGCCTCATAACGCTTGGCGCAAATAGCCTCATGCACAGCAAAATCTTTTTCTAAGTCGCTCATGATTCATCCGCTGGCAATGGTGTATTGCCCTCTGCAAGCCATGCAAGGTAGGCTTGATAGTCGGTGTTGGCGGGGTCAAAGGGGATGAATGCGTTGTCGGCAATGCGTTTTATACATTGAAAATCATTTACAAGCTGATACATCTTAAAGCTCCGAAACAAAAAGGAAACAATTAGTCAAGCAAAGTGCGCCACGAAACTGAGTAGCCCCTGTAAATCCATCAATACGCACATTACCGCCGTTGGTAGTAAGTGTTCCGCCCTGTGCCGCCGCCGTCGTAGATGTTCTAGTTGCTGTTGCAATTTCTGAAACTGAAACACTAGAAGTGAACATGGTGTATGTAGGCGCAGACCTAAAGTTAACTGGGAAAATAATTGCCATTTCTGGTGAGGCCGCACTCCACCATTGACCACTTGCGCCTCCACCAATAACTTGACAGTACCTTTGACACATTGCCAACTCAGTCCCAATAGGTCTGTAATCAAAGCTAGTTGCTGTTGAGCCTTTTTCTAGCTGTACGCCTGTGATGTAGAAAGTAGCGCCGTTTGTGCCGACTACGCTGACAGTTCCAGTTGGTTGAGCCAAATTACCTGCCCCCCATGCTCCAGCAGTACCACTAAACGTAGAGCCACTACCCAAACCAAAACGAACAACAATGCCAATTCCGTTTGTTGTCAACCATGTGCCACTTGTGTCTCCTGCAATAGTTACTGAAATTGTTGTCCAAGTATTTGCTGTTGGAATGGAATAGGAAAATAAATAAGAACGATTTGCCGCACTATTAATTAAAGCGCCACCAAAAGTTCCTGTAAGGCTTGAATAAACCCTAAAAGACAAGGTTACTGGTGAAGCAGACGCAGTACCAAATCCAAAATCAGAAGTATTAAACCCCTCAATTGGTTGGCTAATAATAAAGGTATCGCCAGTTAAAACTGAATACGCAGAAGTAGAAGTAATACCCAAATAATTGGTAAACCCTACTGGCGGGGTAATTGCGCCAGCATTTTGTTGAACAGAAAACTTTGAAGCCTGTGTCAATACTGCAAGCCAACGGTCTAACGTGTATGCACTTGCGGTTGGAGTAACACTCACCCCCGCATTCCTTTGGTCAATCACCATTGCACCATTGATGATGCGGTTCTTGAAGCCAAAGTTGCTGGACGCATTAAATACATCAGAGCCATTGACCTTGGCCGTTATCTCGCCAGTGCCTTTGCCAACCAACTTCATGCCAATGTTGGTGTCATCACCTGATGC